GACGATCTACACGCTGCCCACGGCCCATTTCGCCGGCACGTTCACCAAGACCCGCATCGACCCTGTCATCGACGGGTCGAAGGTGCTGAAAAGCGCCATCCACAAGACCACCGACAACAACGAGATGAAGCGCTTCGGCGACTCGTATCTCTACGTGCGCGGTGCGGCGTCCTCGAACTCGCCGATCTCGATCCCGGCGGACATGCTCGTGCACGACGAGTACGACTTCTGCGACCAGGAGGTGCTGACGCAGTACATCAGCCGCTTGACGCACTCGAAGTGGAAGATGATCCGACGCTTCTCGACGCCGACGCTGCCCGGCTTCGGGGTCGACAAGGCGTTCCAGGAGAGCCGGCGCTTCTTCAACCTGGTCAAGTGCAACTGCTGCGCGCAGTGGTTCCTCCCGAGCTACTACGACCACGTCCAGATCCCCGGCTTCACGGGCGACCTGCGCTCGATCACCAAGCACATCCTGGCGAAGATCCGCTGGCAGGAGGCGGTGCTGATCTGCCCGCACTGCGGCCGGGAGCCGTCGCTGGCGGCCAAGCACCGCCAGTACGTGTGCGAGAACCCCGACGACGCCTTCGTCGCGGCCGGCTACCAGGTCAGCCCGTTCGACGCGCCGGCCACGATCGCCATCCCGTACCTGGTCAAGACCTCGACCAACTACGACCGGCAGCAGGACTTCCAGAACTTCAACCTGGGCCTGCCCGCGGAGGACAACGAAGCGACCTTGACCCGGGCCGACTTCGCGAGCGTGTTCACCACGACGCCGCCGCCCGGCTCGGTGACCTACGTCATGGGCATCGACGTCGGCGCCACGTACCACGTCGTCGTCTCGGCGATCGACGCCTACGGCCACATGCACGTCGTGCACCAGGAACAGGTGCCGATGGGGCAGATCCGCAAGCGCTACCACGAGCTGCGCTTGAAGTGGCGCGTCGAGTGCACGGTGATCGACTCCGGCCCGCACGCGGAGACCGTGATGGCGCTCCAGGCCGAGGACATCAACCTGTTCGCCTCGGTCTACATGCGCTCGAAGTCGATCTTGACGCACAACATCCTCGACCGCGACGAAGACAAGGCCGCTGGCAAGGAGTTCGTGCGCCAGGTCAACGTCAACCGCTCTCGCGCCTTCGATGCCTACATGCAGTTCATCCGGGACGGGAAGCTGAGCATCCAGGACAGCGAGCTGCAGGAGCTGACGATCCAGCAGCACTGCTCGATGAAGCGCGTCAAGCTGTTCGACAACGACTCGGGCGAGATGACCTTCGCCTGGCAGAAGACCGACGGGAATGACCACTTCCACCACGCGTTCCTCTACGCGTGGATCGCGGCCCGCATCAAGGGCGTCGGCCGCACGACGATCGCGCTCCCTACCACATCCGTCTTCAGCTTCCGCTTGAAGCAAAAATGACACTTTTGTAAACTGAGATACCGAAACTGGAGCCTAAATGACGACAGGAACCCTGCAATACGACTACGTCCCGTCCACTCAGTGCGCGAGTGCGACGCCACGGGCGATGGGCACGCTTTTGGTCGACGAGAAAAACCGAGTCTGGGCTCCGAACGGGGTCGGCGGGCACACGATGATTTCGCCCGGTGGCGGCGGCGCAGCCGACTTCTCGACGCTGACCGGCGCAGCCACAGACAACGCCTCTCTCGCCGCGGCACTGTCCGCCAAGGCAGACCTGGTCGCCGGCAAGGTGCCGGTGTCCCAGATGCCGTCCGCGGTGCTCGGCGGCCTGAACTACCAGGGCACCTACAACGCGGTGACCAACACGCCGGCCATCGTCGCCGGCAACAAGGGCTTCTACTGGAAGGTCGCGACGGCCGGCACCTCGCTGGGCCACGACTTCGCCGTCGGCGACTGGGCGGTCGACAACGGCGTCTCGATCGACAAGGTCGACGGCAATGAGCACGAGGTGCTCAGCGTCGCCGGCCGCACGGGCAACGTCACGCTGACCTCGGTCGACATCTCCGACCTGGCGGCGCTGCTCGCCGCGAAGCGCGACGCCTTCATCGCGCCCCGCACGGAAGGCGCGACGCTCACCCTGGCTGCGTCCGACAACGGCGGCATCTCGAACACGCCGGTCAGTTGCGTGGTCACGGTCAACACCGGGCTCGGACTTGGCTTCGGTCGCGGCTTCATCGGCAATGGCGCGGTCTCGTTCGCGGGAACCGCGGCCCCGGTGGACAAGCGCAAGGTCGATGCGACCGCCACTCCCGTGTGCGCCCTCGTGTGCATGGGCCTCGACGTTTACTGGGCCATCGGCTCGAAGGCGGCCTGATGATCCCAAATTTCATCGTTGCTGCCATCTTCGCGCTGGCCGCCGCCACCCCTGGCACCGCCGCAACCCTGCGTGCTGCAGCCGCCACGAACATGGGGCCGCAGTCGCTGCAGACGGTCAACGTCAACGTCGCCACGACGGTCGACGTCTACTCGCGCGTCAAGTTCGTCCTCGGCGCCGACATCCCGGCGATCGTCCTCGGGTTCCCCCAGTGGGCTCTCGCCCCGGGGGCCGGGGTGTCCAACCCGGGCAACGGCTTCACGATCACGCAAGCCGCCATCGAGATCGGCTCGCAGGTTCAGGCGGTGGCATTCACCGGCTCGGGCAACGTGGTGGGCAACGGCGCCAACGTTCTGTCCGACCCGCTGCCGGCGAGCGCGTTCAACCTGACGAAGTTTCCACAGGGCTGCACCGGCTGGATTCGGTTGCGCTTGACGTTCGCCAATCCGGCGACCGACAAGATCGCGTACAGCGGAGGCGCCAACAGCAACGCCGGTGACACCGGCTTGATGTTCAAGTGCGACCCCACGAAGGTGAACGTCACCAACGGGATCATGGGCACCGGCATCTTCGCCTACTCCATGATCAACGGCGGTGTGAACGGCACCGATGCGGTCTCGTACAACCCCTACCACGCGATCATCCTGGGCTCGCACGCCGACGACACGGTCGGCTTCTGGGGTGACTCCAAGACGGCAGGCACGGGTGACACCGGCAACGCCCTTGGCGTGATCGGCATGAACCGGACGCTGCTGCCCACCAAGGACATCGCGGCCGGCGCTCGCAGCGGCATCAATTTCGGCAATCCGTCGGGCGTTGCTCTCGACTGCACGACCGCCGTCGGCGGGGCGAGCCTGTCGCAGCTGACCTACTGGTATCAGTACGTCAACAACGCGGTGGTGGGCTACGGCACGAACTCCCTCAACCAGGGAGCGCAGACGGCGCTGTACGCCCAGATCCGCGCGGCTGGGATCAGCAAGATCATCCAGCGCTCGCTCACGCCGCGGTCGAACACCAACAACACCGAGCCGGTGACGATCACGTCGCTGACCACGGACGGATCGACCACGACGGTCACCGGCACGATGGCGAACACGTCGGGCTTGATCGAGGGCCAGTCGTACCCCATCTCGGGCGCGACCCCGACGGTCTACAACGGCACGTACCCGATCCACATCGTCAACGGGACGACGTTCACGTACACCGTGGCGGGCGTTCCGGCGTCGAACGCTACCGGCACGATCACCCTCGACGACCAGTGGCGGTCGCTGGTGTACCAGACGATCAACGGCCAGTGGGGCGTTGGCTCGTTGGCGGACACGTTCGAGCAGTGGCTGCGCGGCAACGTCGCGAGCGACGCGAACCTGACGTACTACCAGTCGCTCGGCGAGCGGGCCAACACGACCACTGCGGGCCTTGGCACCACGGCGTACTGGCAGTGGGGCGTCAACGGCACGGTCAAGTGGATGACGGCGGACGGCCTGCACGAGTCGGGCAACGGCTACGAGGCCAACATCACGACCGGCACCGCCATGACCCAGGCCGGTGGGACGGTCGCGGCGAGCCTGCGCGCGATGGTGCAGGCGCTCCCGAAGGCGGCTTCGACGGTGGCGCTCCCGTCGTCGGGCCTTGTCGCCAGGTTCAGTGCTGACAGCATCGTCCCCGTGGCGGACAACACGGCGATCTCGTCGTGGACGGATCAGGTCAGCGGCCTGGCCGTAACCCAGGCCACGGGAACGGCACAGCCGGTGTACCGCGCTGCACGCCTTGGTGGCAAGCCCTCGGTGCAGTTCGGCGGCAGCAAGTGGCTGGCCGGCTCCTTCCCGTCGCTGAAGAGCGTGATCGACTCGAAGCTCTACACGGTGATGATCGTGGTGAGCAACGTGGTGGCCGCAGGCAACGGCACCGTCTTTGGGAATCTGGCAACTGGTGGCGGTGCCGGCTTCATCTACCAGGCGACCGGCTCCACCATCGGACGGTTCGATGGTGGCAACGTCAAGACCTCTGTACCGTTCACCGGTGCCGGCATGGCGACCTTCGGGACGATCAGCACCACGACGCCGATGTACTCGGGGCAGTCGGTGGCCACGGGCAACGAACTGCTGTACGTGCGGGGCCATCGCAAGGGCGCTCAGTTCACGGGGCCTGGCCCGGCCACCAATTCGACAACCGGCAACTTCGCTCTCGGCGCTGCCAACGACAACGGCTTGTTCTCCTGCAAGGCGGATGTCCACGAGATCCTTGTCTGGAACCGGGTGCTTTCCGACCTGGAGTGGGTGCAGGCTGAGAAGTGGATCTGCAGCAAGTACGCGCAGCCGACGGCCTGGTCTACCGCTTCCAGCTTCGACGTGTACGTGGGCGACTCGATCACTGCGGGCATCCAGTCGAACGACGTGACCAAGTCCGCCCCGTACCTGTCGGCCGCCGCCCGCAGCCGGGCCCTCGGCCAATGGGCCAACCACGGCATCGGCGGCATTAGCTGGGGCGCGATGACCTCGCACATCCCGGACTGGGCCGCCCTCAGCAATGAGATGGGCATCCCGCTCAACGTCGTGGCCTGGGAGTGGTACAACGAGAAGAACCAGGGTCACACCGACAGCGCCGCGTGGACGAATTGCCAGACCTTCGTCTCGACGGTGCGCGCCTATCCGACCCCGACACCGGGGCCGATCAAGCTGGGCCTGCTGTCCAGCACGGCGTACAGCGGCGACGCGGCGAACTACGCGACCGTGCGCGGGCCGTACAACGGCTTCATGGACGACCCGACGACGGGTGCGGCCTCGATCGCGGATCGCTACCAGCCGATTCACTCTGACGCCACCGCGGGTCAGTACATCGGCAACAGCACGGCAGTCGCGACTTACGGCACCACCTACATCGGCGCCGACGGTGTGCACCCGACGGTGGCAGGCTATGCCTACCTGGCCCCGGTCATGACGGCCTGTTTGAACGCGATGCGTCCGTAGTCACCCGCGGCAGGGTGCCGGGCAATCGGCCTGGCACCTTGCTGCGAAGTGACACTTCTGTAAAAATGGAAGGCGAGGCACCCGCCGCTCGCCGGCCATCACAACAGGACTCCCGCAATGGACAGGCTCTCGCTCACCAAGCTGATCGTGGCTTTCATCATGATCACCCTGGTGGGGAGCCTGCTCCTCAGCCCGAGCTGCCCGGTGCGACGGGTGATGCTCGAAGGCGGCATCGTGGCCTCCATCGCGTTCCTCACCATGTGCACGTCGGTCTGGTACGCGTTGGGTGAGGTGCTCGGCCTGGTCACACGGTCGCGACAGCACCAAGACTACGGCCACAACACCTGGCTCGTCATGGCGCTCACCCAGATCATGTTCGTTCTGGCACTGGTCAAGGCCGGCGTACCCGGCCCGATTCCCCTCCTGCTTTTCACCTGTGCCATCGCCGCCTGCCTGATCGCATTGGCACAGGGCCATCTCCAACTTGCTCACGCGCGCGACAGGAAGCCCAAGTGAAGGTCTACATCCAAGCGCTCAGCGCGCTTTTCTGGGTCATCTGGCCGCTCTCGACTCTGGCGGCCGGCGTCACGATCGGCAACACCCTCGGCGACGTCCCGCTCAGTGCGTGGGTCGTCGTGCTTGTGCTCTCCGCGATCAGCGGTGTCATGGCGCTGCTGCAGCGCATGAGCGCAGCGATGGTGCTCGAACAACAGCTTGGCTGGGCGCTCCCTGAAGACCGGCCTGCCATCGAGCGAGCCCTCGCAGGCCTGGCGCTGCCCAAGGGCTGGCGCCTTTTCGTGACCTGGCACATGGCCGGCGCGGTCTTGACGGGCGTGATGACCTTCCTCCTGCTCCAGGCCACCACGATGAACGACTACCTGGAAGCAGTCGCCATCGCACTCGCGAGCTACGGCGGCGCACGGCTGTTCGATAAGGTCAGCGTCGTGTTCAACGACCGCGTGCTGGACGCGCTCCGCAAGAAGGCTGATTGATGCTCGAACGTCTGAAGTCCTGGGTCGGGCTGAGCGGCATGCAGGCGGGGACGGCGATCCCCACCCCGCCGCCGCCCAAGAAGGTGCCGAACGCACAGACGGTGATGCCGTCGTACCTGACGACGGCCAAGCCGTCGCCGACGTCTCCCCTGCTGCTGAAAGACCGGCAGCTCGCCAACACCGACATCACCACCCTGCGGGCAGGCGCCAGCTCGCGGGCGATCATTCGCGACTTCGTCCGGTCGAGCCCCGACCTAAGCGCGACGGTGTCGGCCTACATCCGCACCGGCATCACGGACTCGTACACGGCGGCGGCGAAGAACCCGGACGGCACCTATAACCCGGAGGCGACGGCGGCGCTGCAGCAGATCATCGCGCGCATCGACGTCCTGCCGGACTACACCATCGGCTACGACGATGCGCCCACGCTGCGCAGTCTCTCCGAGACCCTCGGCCGTGAGCTGATCATGTACGGCTCGATGTGCGGCGAGCTGGTGCTCGACAAGACGCGCCTGCCGTACAAGATCCAGCCGCTTAGCACCACGCAGATCAAGTGGTATCCGAGCGCCGATGCGAAGCGCGTGATCCCGCAGCAGGTGCTGGCGGGCCAGTACATCCCGCTGGACATGCCGACGTTCTTCAGCGTCTCGCTTGACCAGGACACGCTCGACGCCTACTCGCAGTCGCCCATCGAGCCCGCGATCCAGGCTGTGCTGTTCTCGGCCGACTTCATGAACGACATCCGCCGTGTCGTGAAGAAGGCGATCCACCCGCGCGTGGTCGTCACGATCAACGAGGAGAAGTTCCGCAACGGCATCCCGCCCGATGTCCGCGCCGATGAGGCGAAGCTCGCGGACTACATGGCGACGGTCATCTCGAACGTGCGGGATTCGGTCAACGGCCTGGAGCCCGAGGACGCGCTTGTCGTGTTCGACTCGATCGGCATCGAGATCACCGACCACGGCAACACGAACCTGTCGAACGAGTACGAGGTGATCCAGTCGCTGATCGACTCGAAGATGTCGACGGGCGCGAAGGCGCTGCCGACGGTGCTGGGCCACGCGAACAGCACCGCCAACGCTGCGTCGACCGAGACCCTGCTGTTCATCAAGTACGTGCAGGGCACGGTCACCGCCAAGCTCAACGAGTTCTACAGCAAGGTGTTCACCCTTGCCGTGCGCCTGATGGGCTTCGACGTCTACGTCAAGTTCGAGTACGCGTCGATCGAGATGAAGCCGCCCAGCGAGCTGGAGGCGTTCTTCGCCATGAAGCAGAGCCGCATCCTGATGCAGCTTAGCCTTGGCCTGATCACCGACGAGGAGGCCTGCATTCAGCTGACCGGCCACCTCCCGCCCGCAGGCTACACGCCGAAGTCCGGTACGAACTTCATGTCGGCCGCGACGGCGACCGCGGCGCCGGCCGGCGACGGCTACAACGGCGCGACCAACTCCGGCAGCGCCGCCAACCAGAACACCAAGCCCACGACGCCGACGAACGCCAAGTCCCAGAACAAGGGCAAGCCCGGCAACCCGTGAAGTGTC